CAACAGCTATGTGACGCTGGCCGAAGCAAACACGTATTTTGAGACCGTCCCAAGCAGCACACAGTGGGACAACAAGTCTGACGACAACAAAAATCGTGCATTGATTTCAGCCACGCGCTGGATCGACACGTTGAATTTTTACGGTGATCGTTGCGATGCAGACCAAGCGCTGAGCTGGCCTCGAAACAATTATCACGTGGATCGTGTTGAGCTGACCTGCTCTGCGATTCCGAACGACATCAAATATGCAACGTTTGAACTGGCCAATGCGTTGGCGAACGATACGGACTCGATCACTGGAACGACAGGCGACACAGGGTTGTACGAGTCAGTCAAGCTTGGAGAGATGGAGGTCAAATACAACACTTCAAGCCAGGCTACGGGAACAGTTAATAATGTGTTTGATGTTTATCCTTGGCTGCAGTCTTACCTTGGTGCTTACTGCCTTGGCGGTAGTGGGAGCTATCAGGTCCGTACTGTGAGGGGTTGAGATGGCAGGCGCACTCGACACGCTTTTCAAGAACGTTGCCAAGCAGGTCGTTGCTGACCTGGGCAAGTCGTTTGACCACACGATCACGTACACCCGCAAGGCGTCTCCGACTTACAACACAAGCACTGGAGCGCTGACAACGACTGATACGGCTTACTCCTTCGACGTTCCAGTCGAGTTTGTTGATGCTGAAGAGGAAGAAGGTCGCGAGGAGCGTAAGGCTCGCTTGTATATCACTCCTGATCAGATCGGAGATAACCAGCCCACGTTTGAAGACACGGTAACGCTGAAGTATGCAGGGTCTAACCGTGTTGCTCAGATCACGGACATTCGGACATTTAAGGGTGATCAGGAGTATCTGTATCAGCTGCTGGTGAGGTTCTGATGGCCAAGAGTGTTGCGAAGCGAATTGAAGACGAGGTTGAGGCACATCTTCAGCAGAGCTACAACAGGCTGATTGCCACGATTATGCGTCGTCTTTCAACGAAAAAACGGAGTCCTGTTTACACCGGCTTTTTTGCTTCTAGTTGGAAAGCGCACACGTCTCCTATCGTTGCTGAGGACAAGGTTGAGGACTTTGCTCCGTGGTCAGGAATTAGGAAGCGAAAACGTCAAGATCCAACTAACAAGGAGTACAAGATTGATCCAAGGTTCTATCCGCCGGACAAGTCGTACAGCTACAAACGTCGCGTTTACATCGGCAACACTGCTGAGTATTCGATTTATGCGTTAGAAAGCGGCAAGGTTCAGCAGTTTGTGCAAGGACCGGAGATGAAAAAGCTGGTTGAGGAAGCGTTTAAAGAGCGCACGCCCAAGATCTCTGTTGGCGGTAGGCAGGGCATTGGGACGTTTGGCACGCAAGCTGGCAAGATTTACACTGGCTATAGCGAGCTGTAGTCATGACCTTAGTCAACGCCAGAGCAGCTTTTGAGAAGGCCGTGACTGATGCTGTAGCAGCAGCGGATGCCACGGTGTTGATGAAATACGACAACGTTGCGTTTACGACGCCAGGCAAGACCAAGAAATATATTTTGATGACCGTCAGCTTTGGACAGTCCACGCTCCAGAATCAAGGCGCAGCTCAGGACTATTACTCCGGCACGATTCAATGCAATGTGTATGTGCCCAAATCGGCTGGCACGGCAGTGCTTTCAGCGATTAGCGAGTCTGTAATTGACGGCTTGACTTCAGTCAACGCACCTGGCTACACCGATACGTTTAGCAGTTCTCCTCGTGTGCTTGACATTGTTGGTCCGACACCGCTTGATATTGAGGATCGCTCACACTTTGTTGGCGTGATTTCTTGCGGGTTTACTGCAACCGCATAGTATAGTATTGAATAAACGCAAATCTTCGATGCGGGCTGCAGAAGTTCTTCGCAACAAGTTTGGTGTAAGCCAGCTGTATAAGCATCAGGTCGAGCAGGACGGTGAAGTGGTGTTGGAGGTTTACTGGCATCCGTTGACGATCGCTGAGCGTGAGTCGATTCAAAAGACTGCTGACTCTGATGAAGCCAGCGATTTTGCGCTTGGCATGATGATTCGCAAGGCGTTGGATGCTGATGGCAAGCGTCTTTTCCAGGATGGTGAAAAGGCTGTGCTGAAGAACTCTGTTGAAGCTGCAGTGCTTCAGGACATTCAGCTGGCAATGCTGGCTTCTGGAACGGAAAACAAGGTGGAGGAAGCGAAGGCAGACCTCAAAAGCTAATGGCGATTGGTTCTTTCTTTATGCGTTAGCAAAGGAGCTGGGCATGACGGTTGCTCAGCTCTCGCAGACGTTGACGCAGGAAGAGCTGATCGGTTGGGCTGCGTTCTTTGAGTTGAAGAACGAGCAGGAAGAGAAAGCGATCCAGAATGCCAAAACTGCCAATAGGGCGCAAACAATGTCTAGGCGGTAGGATTGAGTGAGGTCGCCGTTGTGCTGTGTCTAGCTTTGGGATCAACCTAGACCTACGGCTCAACGGTCAAACTGCTCTTGATAGAGCAATTCGTGGCACAAAAACGCTTGAAAACATTGTCAAGCGGCTAAACGACAAGCCTTTAGACCTCTCCAACATTGGTGGAGCGGCAAGGCTTGACGAAGGAAGGCTTGGCAAAGCGAGAAAAGGTATTATTGAGTTTGCAAAAGACCTAGCAAAGCAAGAGAAGCCGCTTGCAAATACAGAAGCTGGAATCCGTGAATATGTTTCTGCTTTTAATCAACTAGCTGCAAACACAAAAGCAGGAACACCAGCTTTTAATGCTTTCGTTGGCGTTCTTGCTAAAGCAGAAAAAGAATTAGAGGATATTGCACGCGCTACAGAGAACGCAAGGCGTGCTCAGCTGGGTCTAATTAGCGTAGAAAAAGAGGAAGAGCAGAAAAAGCGCAATGAACAGCTGAAGCAAAATATTGAGCTTCGCAGGAAAAGAAAAAAAGCCATTGACGACGAAGCAAAAGCTCAAGACAGAAAAAATGAAAAAGATGCGCGAGAAGCCAAGCGTGAAAGAGAAAGACAAAAGCGTGCGCGGAGTAGAAAGTTTACTGACATTGCTGCAGGTGTAGGTTTCCCTCTGTTGTTTGGAGGAGGGCCAGGAGCTGTTGCAGGCGGTCTGGCTGGCGGAATTGCCGGAGGTTTTGGCGGAAGTGTCTTAGGTGGGGCGCTGGGTCAACAGCTCGATAAGTTGGGTGTTGCTGCAGGAAATTTAGGCAAGGCTTTGTTAAAGCCGACTACTAACATTGATAAACTGGTTCAATCTCTGGGAATTTCAGGGTCAAGATTAAATTCAACAATAGATGTTTTGCGAGAGCTGGGGCTTGAGTCTGTCGCCTCAGCCACTGCAGTTGATGCTTTTAACGATAAATTTGGAGTTGAGACTGCAAACAGCTTAAGAGCTTTAGGCAAAGACTTTACAGAGTTTCAGAATGCTCTTCAGACCTTAGGCGTCCGAATGGCCGCATTCGTTTCTGGACCCTTATCAGCATTTTTAAGAACTCTAAGTTCGGTCGCAGGAAGCATGAGTAATGCTGAAAGCGCAAGACTGCTTAGAAATAATGTTAGTGAACAGAATCGTCAGCAGTTTGATGCTCGCGTCAGAGAGCTTACGGGAGGTGCTGGATTTTCTGGCATGATTACTGATGAAGCAATGGCCAAGCTCATAGACGAGTTTGACCCTGCTGCTGCGGAAAGGAAATCTGCTGCAGCAAAAACTCTTGCAGAAGCAGAAAAAGAAATAACAAATGAGATGAATCGACGAATTAGCATTGCACAAATAGAAGCAGATGTTGAAAAAGGTAAATTAACTAACAGGCGAGACACTCAAGCGCTGTTGCAGGCTGATATTGGCCTAAAACAGGCAAGCACTGAATTTGAAAGACTTGAATTACAGCTTCTCAATGAGCAGGAGCCAGCCAAGGCTAGGCTTTTAGCTCTTGACGTAGATCTGGCTAGGCTTGCCAAGGAAAGAGCCGAAGCCGCTAAAGAAAACGCACGAATTCAAGCAGAACGAGCTATTGCTCGGGACATTTCCTCCAACGAGCAAGCAATTCTTCAAACGTTTCAAGCTATTGGATCGGTTCAACGAGCTTCGCTAAAAATAACCGAGTTAGAGGGTGAAGCCTTTGAGCGTAACCAGACGATTTTAAAAGGAGAGTCAGTTCTGCGCATTGAAGGCCTTAAGTTGCAGCGAGAGCAAGCGCTTGTTGGAAAGATTGAAGAAGAAGTTCGTGATGCAATTAACGAGAAATATGATCTTGCGATCAGGCTTGAGAAGCAAAGAACTAATTTGCAGCTGGAGCAAAATCGTCAAGCAGAAATCTTGCGTCAAAACCGAGAACAAGAAATCAAGGACAACCGTGAGTTATTGAAACTTGAGTCAGAGCGCAACGCCAAGCTGCAAATTCGCAGCATGAACTTTGAAAGAAAGTCTGACCTTTCTACGGCAGGATTTGGATTCTTCGGTGAAAGCGAAGACTTCCGGGAGCAAACTCTTGGTCGTTCAGCTGCACAGCTTGAAGCTTATAACGAACAGATTGGAAAGCTGCAGCAACGCATTCAAGAGCTTAAAGACAAAGATGCTAATCCAAATGTAATTTTAGCTCAGCAATTCAAGCTAGAAGATCTTGAAGCAGTAAGGGACTCCTACGAAAGACTTCAACCTTCGATCGATGCTGCTGCAATAGCGCAGGCAAGATTTACAGACGCAATGGCAGTCACCGTTCCAGTAACGGACTCGTTGTTCGACAGTTTGGTGTCAGTTGTTGAAGGCACTAAGACTGCAGAGCAAGCGTTTGCAGACTTCCTTCGCAGTATTGCGTCGATG